AAGTAGCTGTGTCCAATCCTCATAGGTCAACTCATTCGCCTCATTTGCAAAAAGCAAATCTCTTTTTCTACCTCTGATCTTTTGAGGCATATCTAGTGAAATGAATTCTAGCACATTACCATTTAGCCTGTATTCGTTTGATGTCTTGCTGTGGTTTTCTTCAAAGTACAAATCGTAGTCCTTGAGTATTTGAAAAAAGTCACGCATCACCGTACCCCTAAGTGCAGGGAATGACTTTCTGCAAATGGTGACTATCTTCCCTTGATTCCTTTGACAGAATGAAAAAATGACCCACAATAATATATTGTAGGTCTTCCCTGATCTAGTGCCACCTTGCTCAACTACTATTTTCCTTTCGCTCGTTTCAAGATGCCTGAATACCTTATTTGTTTTCAGCTTCGCTATCACCATCCACTATGGTTACTTCAAATAATTTTTGCCCGTTCAGGCCTGTAACTTCCTGTCTTTCAATATATCCCCTGGACTTCCCTTGAGTTTTCAAAAAGAAAATGATAGCAGTTGTGTCACCGCTATCAATCTTCTGATCAAGTTTACTTTCAACAAAATCAAGCCTTGTATTCCTTCCTTCTACTACAGCCTGTTCTAAGCCCTCCTGCTCGATCCATTTGTACAGGGTTACCCTATCTACCCCCAATGCTTTTGAAGCCAAGGAAAGGTTGCCAAATGCCTTAATAATGGCTTTCTCTATAATTGATCTGTCAGGCTTTTTCATAATGTTGACTTTTGTTAATTATTCCAATCCTTTAAAGGCTTTCAAAGGGTAAAATACTAGGCTGTTTCTGTAGCCTCCTTCATGTGTAGGTACTATTGGGGTAACCCCATGAACATTCCTCCAAGCAGGATATACAAGCATAGAGTTATCACTAGAATCCATTGTGGCAGCATAATCTGGTACAGTGGTATTGCCTCCTGTTGCGTTCTTTTTCTTTGCTATGATAACATTCACACAGCCTTCAAGATTCCCTGCATCTCTATGGAAAGCAGCAGGGATATTGTAATTAGAAATAGAACTTGTGAACAGATCTCCGAACCGCCATTTTTTCGGTATGTTATTTTCAATGATGCTTTTTTGCCTCTCATAAATTTCAGGTGCAAGTTGCTTGATGATTTGCTCACTTTCTTTGCAAAGCATGAGCATGGCCTTTATGAATGTTTGGGCTGTCTTGACATTATGAACGCTGGAGATTGTGGCATAAGGTCTTCTCATGTGTGGCTTCGGCGGAACGCTGCCTAGGATTGTTGAATATTGCAGCACTTCCTTTTCTTTATTCCCATCTGCAAATCCGCTTGACCTTTTCATAGTGGACTTAGGTACATTATTGGAACGCAATTCGTAATCAGCCAACTCTGCAAGTTTCCCTGCCTTCTCTGAGTACTTGGAAATATCTTTCAGGTAGAAGCCTACCAATTCATCTCCATCATAAAAGAGACTGTCTTCAATAACATTTGGTTCAATGTGGCCACATACCTCGCCTATCTGAACATTATGAGGTACTTTGATTAGATTAATTTTTTTCATTTTTGATGATTTTGTTTATTAGAAATAACGCTTGAGTACTGTCTTCGACTAAATAATTTTCTTTTATATTTTTAACTAAAGTTGAAATTGATTTCAAATGTATTTCTGTTTGAGTTGATTTTCTTTTCGCTCTTCCTGATTCACCTGTATCCTTTATCTTTATAATCCAGGGATTAAACATTTCAATAAAATTTTTTGTGCTAAATCTTTGGCCTTCAGCGATTATCGTTAATTCGTTTTGGATTTGAATTTTTCTTAACAACTCAAAATCTTGAGAAACAGACATACTCAACCTGTCTGAACCTTGAAATATCGACTTATCATATACCCCTAAAATCGCAATCTTTTTTCCCTGATCAATACTAAAATAGCATTGCTTTATTTTTGCTCGTTTCGTTTCTAGGTTTTTTAACAATTCAAGCATAACCCAAGTTTTACCTGATCCGCAATTACCTACTATTAAAATTGTTTTCATTTGAATTCATTCAAATATTTTTTTTCAAATGTCTCTTCTCTAAATTGCCATAAAGTTTCCCAGGCGACACCATCCGGAAATCTCTTCTCCATCGTGTCTATTTCTTTCCTCATACGTTCAATGTAGTAACCAACATATCTTTTATCAAGCCTATATTTTTTATATGCACACAGGGTGGTTTCAATTTGATAAATATTTCCTTTATGAGTTTTCAACAAATTCAAAAAAACATTATGTAAATGAATTGCTTTTTCTTTGGTTAATTTTTTGTCAATCCAATCTTCTTTTCCTATTGCGAAACAAATTCCATTCCTGCAACTTTCAGCCTCAAGCATATTCAAATATGTAGGCGAATGAGTGGTTGATGTTATTTGATTCAACACATCAAGATAATTGAATGTGCTAAATCTGCCGAAATTTTTAATAGAAGTTATTTTTGAATAGCAATCTTTCCAATCTTTTGAATCGTTAAAATATTTTTCTTGAGAAGATTTCACTAAATTTTTATAACTAACGAATGCAGGAATAAAACCATTGCCTGTTTTTACCCTTAAACGATCTGTCTGAAATATCAATTTTTCTTTGTTTCTATCCCACCAATTTTGCATTCGTTTCAAATCAACCAATTCAAAATCAGGAAATTCATTATACATTAAAAATGTAGTTGTGGCACAATAATTAGTTCCGTATAAAAAAGAAATCCAATATCTTTGGGATAAATTTAATTCAAACCTGTCAGCCAAATACTTCAAGCAAATCACAGACGGATCTACATCTTTGGCTTCCATTGAATGATTGTGGTAATCTGTATAACTCACATAACCCATATATTCATTTTTTTCTTTTTATTTTTTGAAAGTTTAGTGCCAATGAATTTCATGCCCATTTTTTTGTAAAATGAATTGCCTTTTTCATTATCTGTATTGCAAGTCAAGTAGACAGGTCTTGGTAGATTTTTAAAAAACAATTCACCATATCCACATCTTTGCTTTTCACCTATTATCCCAAAGTCTTTGACTACGTATGAATTAATTTTTTTTGAAAAGCCGAATCTGATCATGCCAATGTTTTCAAGCACATAATATTTATATGGGCTTTTTTGATTCAGATAATCATCCCAACAATTATAAAGATTGAAACTGCCAATTTCATTTTTACAATCCCTATACACTTGTCTTATGAATAATTCATCTGTTTTTAAGGCAGGTCTAAATTTCATAATATTTATTTGCTTTCAATTTTTCATTATTCTTCAAACCACTTCTCGATAGAATATCTAAGGTGCTTGCAATGTAAGTTGCGTTTTTATGATTTGAAATAGATAATGGCCTCAAATTATTTTTAATTGCTATTATCTCATTTTTATTGTTAAGAAAAACTCCTGCAAAAGTTCTTTTATTTTCATTTATAAAATTCAAGAATGACTCTTTTCCTTCCTTATACTTAAGAATAGCAATCTCGCCATCATTTTCAGTTTTCATTTCAACATTGAATTTTTTTTCCATTTCTGATTTTGAACTCATGTCGATAACCCCATTGAACGCAAGGCAAAAATCATCTAAAAAAATAGGCTGATTGTTTTCAATAACTTTCCAATCCCCACTAGTCGAATAGCGAAAATGAGCAATAAACTTTTTCGGTTTTTTTTCAATCAGAGATTCTATAAATTTTTTGTAGTCAATGAATTTCAAATTATAAATTTTATGTTTTTCAACAAATGAATATCCGAAACTATGAAGGCCTCTTATTCTTGAGTTTTTCATAATTTGTTTTACAATTTCTTCATCCCAGCTACCTGAAACTGCAATTATAGAACACATTATAATTTTTGTTTTTCTGCCTTCAAATGTTCAATTATCATTGCCCCTACATACGCTCCCTGTTCTCTCCAAAATTTTACCAATTCAAAAGCCTCATCATAATGCTCAAGGTCAAACTCAATTTGAATTGCCTTTTTAACTCCATTAGTCATATCATCAAGTTGACCTTCCGTTTCCTCATCATCTAGAATTGAGTAGTCAGGAGTCTCTCCCCAATTAGGCACATTTAAACCCCATTCATCTAGTAATTCTGCCTCCCATTCGTTTGCAAGCATATCCCAATCCCATTCACCGAAGCCTACATTGTCCTTAATGATAAATTGTTTTTGCTCATCTTCAGTCAAGTTATCAGCCAGGATGATCGGAACTTCTTTAAGCCCTGCTTCTTTACAGGCTTTCAATCTCATGTTGCCTCCTAGGACAATCATGTCTGAGTTAACTACTATCGGTCTGATCTCTAGCATCTTTGGGAACTCCTGGATAGACCGAACCAATTTAGCGAATTTGTCATCCTTGATAACTCTAGGGTTATTAGGATTCATTTTTACTTCTGAAATTTTTACCTTTTGAGTCTTCATTTTTTTTTTTAAATATAAAAGGGGATTTCTCCCCTAATTAAGCCTGTTCTTCTGTAGCCTCTACTGCCTGTGCAGGTTCTGCAATCTTTTCAGTCAAGGTGTTTTCAATACCTGCTTCGTCTAGTAACTTCTTGAACAAGTCTGCCAATTGGAAAATTCCGTTTGGATCTTGTAGGGAAATAGTCACCTGCTTCTCAGGGCTGTTGAAGTGCAATTCAAATGATGCCATCGTTTTATTTGTTTATTGGTTTAAAATTGATTTGGTTTTTTTCAGTCCATCCATCTAC